AAGAACGTTGATGCGAATTATGATAAATTTAGAACAGACGCATTAGCCACCGCAAAGGAAAATTCATACAAAAACAGAGTACACGAGTTAGTTGGGCTGTATAGTGAATATAGAGAACGTATTTTTGGAAATAAACTTATTGAGTGCTACTCGAATTGCGAAAAGGTTGTCAAGGAATCAAAAAATACAATTTTAATTAATTTCCCACAGGGGCCGAAAGTGGAAATACTTGGACCAATTAATAAAAAACATAAGATAAAGTTTATCGACATAAATAAAAATCAAGTTATATATGAAACAACCATCGGAAATAATATGTGGGCCAGTGCCAGCATAAAATATTTTTGCAATTGGAAAATAGAAGTATATGAAATGGTAGGAGATAACTGGGAAAGACTTGTACACACTCATACGTATAATGCAGAAGGCAAAGACGTAAAAGTTATACTTGATACAGAAAGTATAGGAGATCTCATTGCTTTCATTGGCTCCGTAGAAGAGTTTAGAAAACAGCATAAATGCAAAATACATTGCGTTGTATTTTCTAAACCAATGAGAGAATTGTTTATAAAGTCATATCCGCATATTAACTTCCTAGCTATAAATCCAAGCGACGACGCATTTTATGCAACGTATAACATAGGATATTTTGAGGAATGGAAAGATCGGCTAATTACGAACCCGAAAAGATTATCGCTTCCGCACATATCATCGCAAATACTTGGACTTGGAAACAAAGAGTTTAAACCAACATTAAAGTATGATAAGCCATCTCCATCAAATAAAAAATATGTATGTATATTTACACAAAGTACTGCTCAATCAAAGTATTGGAACAATGAGCAAGGAAGGAAAACTGTAATAAAGCATTTGAACAAAAAAGGATATGAGGTATGGTGTATAGACAGATATAGTTCGTTTGGAACAAACTCAAAGATGAACTATATCCCACCCGGTGCAATCGATAAGACCGGCGATTATAGTCTTGAAGCAAGAATGCAGCAAATACACAACGCCGAATTCTGCGTCGGATTGAGTTCTGGATTAAGTTGGCTTGCTTGGGGTGTAAATAAGCCCGTGATACTTATTAGTGGATTTACAGAAGAATTCAACGAATTTGAAAATCCGTACAGAGTAATCAACAAAAATGTATGTCATGGCTGTTGGAACGATATTAACTGTAAGTTTGACAAAGGCGACTGGATGTGGTGTCCAAGAAACAAAGATTTTGAATGCACCAAGAAGATATATCCGCAAGATGTTATAGATGTTATAAATAAAATAATATAACTTTCGTATATATATTAGATATGGACTTAGCCGGTGCTATATCACAAAATGACCTTATATCTGCTTTATGTATGCGAATACAAGGCAAATATCCAAGCAATCCACAAGGATATTGTGCTCCTATGACAGATGAACTGTGTAAAGAACTATCCAAGTATGGTATAAAAAGCAGAAAAGTTGAAGGCTTGTTTTTGCTCGATGGTCCATATGCTGGCAAGTTTATTACACATTATGATGATGAATATGAAGTGCCGCACGATTGGTTAGAGCACGAAGGTAAAGTATTGGATATTTCTGCCAAGATGTTTCGTAAATATGTTGACGATCAAATACCAGACATTGTGTATATCAACCATACTTCGCCATTATACAACAGATACAAACATATCTAAAATATGGCAGCAACGCAAAATCTAAAAGATGTTATAAAGTTGGAATACGCCAAGTGTCTAAAAGACCCTGTGTATTTCATGAAGAAGTATGTAAAGATACAACATCCTACACGGGGTACATTGCCATTTCTTACATATCCTTTTCAGGATGAAGCATTGGAAGACTTCGTAAAACACGACCAGAATATCATATTGAAGAGTCGCCAAATGGGTATTACAACTCTTGTATCTGGTTATGCGATTTGGCTCATGACATTTCATACAGACAAGCAGATTTTGTGCTTGAGCATTACACAAGAAACATCCAAGGCGATTGTTACAAAAGTTAGATTTGCCAATGATAATCTGCCAAGTTGGCTAAAAGTGCCTGCGGTAGAAGACAATAGATTATCATTGAAACTAAGAAATGGCTCTGAAATCAAGGCGGCGAGCAGTGCGGGCACATCTGGTCGTTCAAGTGCGTTGTCATTGCTGGTGGTTGACGAAGCGGCGTTCATTGACAATATTGAAGAAATATGGCTGTCTGCTCAGTATACATTATCAACTGGTGGTAAAGCAATCATACTATCTACACCAAACGGCGTAGGCAACTGGTTCCATAAGATGTGGACAGAATCTGAAGCAGGTCAGAACAACATGAACCGCATCAGTTTGCCTTGGCATCTACATCCAGAACGAGACCAAAAATGGAGAGATGAGCAAACAAAACTATCTGGTGAAAGAGGTGCGGCTCAAGAATGTGATTGCGAGTTTAGCACATCTGGCAATACCGTCATAGATATTCCAACGCTACAATGGTATGAAAAAACGCATGTATGTGAGCCATTGGAAAAACGCGGAATAGACAAAGGTTATTGGATATTCAAGTATCCAGAAGCAGGCAAATCATATATGGTGTCTGCTGACGTTGCTCGTGGCGATGCCAGCGACTATAGTGCCGCTCAAATACTTGATATAGAAACAATGGAGCAGGTTGCTGAATATAAAGGTAAGTTGCCAACCAAGGAATATGCACGAGCACTAATGACAATGGCAACAGAATATAATAACGCATTGCTTGTTGTGGAAAATGCCAATGTTGGTTGGGCAGTAATACAAGAAGTACTTGATGCCAACTATCCAAATCTTTTCTATAGTTCCGCCGACCTAC